CACACCCCCCCCCGCCGTCTGGGGTGGATCAATACGTAGCCTCCCGCCCCACACTCAATTTTGCGGACTCACGTTTCCGCCCCCGTACACTACATTCGGATCAGTGGTGATTTTGGCGGAGTAACGTATTTGTTTGCGAAGTGGGGATGTGCCACCGTGTAGAACTCAGGTTTGGTTAGTGTACAAGGACAGGAGAGAGTTGATGTCAGATGTTCGGCAGGAGTTGCGAGATAACTGGCCTTATGTGGGTAGTTGTCCGGAGTGTGGGCGTAGCCGTAGTCATTCGATTGAGTGCAGTTTGGCGTCTCATGCTTACCGCATGGAGTTGTTGAAGTGTCTTCGCGAGCGGATGTCCTGGTATCGGGACCATGCAGAGGGGTTTGCTCGGGACGTGTTGTTCTGGCAGGGTAGGCATTCGATGTTGCGTCATGAGAACAACAAGTTGCGTGCTGCGAACCGGAAGTTGTTAGCTAAGTTGGGAGAGTTGAATGGATGATGGTGAAGTTCTGGCAGTTTGTTTGCGGGATGCAGTGGCAGAGGTGATTCACCGAGCTGCGGATTTGGGTCGTAGCGTGGAGGAGTTGTCTGTGTTGCGTGGTTGTTGCATTCAGATGTTGATGTCGTCGTTTACGGGCGATGTGATTGGAGTGGAGCGTTCTCAGGTTGTTATAGGTCAGATGCTGTGTGATCGAGGTGGTGAGTTGAACCGGGAGCTTTGAATTACCACGTTTGAGCGGTTTTGGATTTTGCGTAGTTCTGTAAAGACAGGAGCTTTGACGATGGGCAATGATAGCAGTGAGTTGATTTGGGCGACGGCGTTGGTGTTGATTGTGGCGTTGTTGTGCGGTTCGATAGGGATGCACAGTGCTGCGGTTCATCGGCAGGCGATGGAGAGCGGGTATCATCAGTCGACGTTGCCGGGCGTGACTGGTGTTTGGTGGGTTAAGGACGGCGAGGTACTGGAGGAAGAATGAGCAGGACGCACAAGGACAGGGGTAGTGGTCGTCGTAGTGGTCGTTGGTGTTTTTTGTATGGGATACCGTCGTGGTTCAAGGTTCTGACGAAGCGTCGGAGGCGAGCTAAGGATCGTGGTGTGTTTGAGCGTGCGGTTGGTCTGGATGTAAACGAAGAGAGCGACGGATTCGAGTTTCCCCGTGTCCGTCGCTCTGATCATTGGGATTGGTGGTAGCTACCGTCCAGACCGTCCAATGCGTCCGGGAACATTTGCACTTGCAGCAGTGTTTCCAGTCTTCACCGGCATGAGTGCTTCCTTAGCTGAGTTGCATGATGGAGTTGATTTCGGGGAGTCCGAGATAGATGTCATCTTTGTGGTGCATTGGTAGTCCTTGAGCGTAGCGGGCTGCGAGGACGGCGACTTTGGCTGGCGTTCCGGGGTAGGCGTTGTTGGTCATAGGGTCGACGTTGAGGGCTGTTTCCCCGTTGCAGGCCGGGCAGATTCTGGCACCCCGGTTGAATGTTGCTTTGGAGTGGATGACTCCTTCTCCGTGGCATTTGTTGCAGGTTTCGTATTCTGCGACGGGTCCGATGTTTTCTTCTTCGGCAAATTTGCCGGGGTCGATTCTGGAGTTCGGTTTGTCGACCTGCCGGATGTGTCCACCGGAGATGTACGAGTCTTTGGAAGCGGCTCTGACTATGACGTAGCTCATCGTTTTTTGTTCTTCCTTGATTCTGAGTTCTGAATGTCGTCCCGGATGGTGTCGATTTGTGCGACAATTTTGAGTAGCAGGTTGGATTCTTTTTGCAGGCCGACTCTGCGAGCGGCTTCAGCGGATCGTTCGAGTTCGAGGATGGCGTAGCCTGATCGAAAGAATGCGAACGTCAGTAGTTCTTTGGTAGTGTCAGGCAGTGGGTAGGCAGTCTGGAAGTTTTTGGTGGCGTATTCGCTGACTTCTGGTTCGGTTTCTTTGCTGATTGATGGTTTGGGAAGTTGTGGTTTGTGGGCTTCGGTTTTGTAGAAGTCAGGCATGTTGAATCCGTTCTGAGGTTATTCGGCAGCGTTTTCGGCGGCACTTTCGAGGGCTGATTCGTGAAGGTCTGGGTCTGATTCGATTAGCATCAGTATGGTTTTGTCAGCGTAAAACCAGTTGTCGTCGTCACCTTCGTGTTGTGCCCGCTGGAATTCGTTGATGGACTGGACTTCACATTCGATGATCTTGTAGCTGTCGTACATCATGCCGACTGAGGTGTCTGCTGCTTCGACTTCGATGGTCAGTTCGACTTCGACGTCTACTTGGTGGATACCGATGGTGATGCAGGCGTATCCGGTCTGGATGCTGAAGACTTTTCGGTGCGACATGGTGGTATTTCTTCCGTAAAAACCTGAATCCTGATAGCTGGTCCGATGTGTCTTCTGGTTACATCCTGCAATCCGAAGGTGTTCGTTATGTGTTTCGTGTCGTCGTCATGGAACCAGCCGCATTCGACGAGACTATCTTCGAGTTGTTTGTAGGTTCCTCGCAGGATGGAGCTGGAGTCCCAGAGCTTCTGGCCTTTGCCGAGTATGCGGGTAGCCAGTACGGAAACGGGTCGGTTGAATGGTTTGCGTACCATTCCGAGCATCCGCAGGTCTTTGACCATGCGTTTCCGTGTGCGGTGCGTCCCTGCCCAATGATTCCCCTGCCCATCGTTTTTGTTGTGAATTTCGATGGGCAGGGTGACGTCTAACAGCTTCATGCTGTCTCCGTGTCAGTCGAGTGCTGAGTACCGTTTAACGATGCGTTTGATGGATTGCGGGAACCATTTATTGCCACGACAGGTAATGTCTGAGGCTTCGAGTTCGCTGATGATGTCGGCATAGCTCCAGCGGTAGACGGTTCGCCATTCCATGATCTGAGCAATGACCGCCTGTTCTTCGGGGTTGTGAATCATCCCTTCGTAGTGTCCGCATTTGGCGTGCCGTTTGGATGTCGTGTCTTCCATCATGCCGTAGGGGAAGTTGGCCGGGTTAAGGTGTGCTTTGCGGTTGTCCATCCGGTGGTTCATGGCTGATTTGGTACGTTCCGCGATGGCCCGTGGTTCCCATGAGGCAACGCCGAGCAGGAAGGTGGCAATCATTTCGCCGGTCGCTGTTGATGTGTCGATCGAGCAGCCACCTTCGTTAGCCAGATGAAGTCGGACATGACTTACTTTCCAGTTTTCGAGGGTAGAGAGTCCGTCGATGGTCTTGCGGAAGACTCGATCGAGTTTCATGGCAATGACGTTGGATTCTGGCGGAAGAGCAGCCAGCTTTGCTCCACCGGGTCGTTCGAACAGAGATGTTGTTCGTGCCGAGACTTCCGGGTCTTCAATGATTCGGTCGACGGCCAGACCGTTGACGTCGCAGTATTTGCGGCAGGATTCGATCTGGACCTGAAGAGAGACGGCACGTTCGGCTGCATGTTCCGGTCGTGGGCTGTAGCGGCAGTAGATTACGTTCACGGCATATATCCTGTCTGTCTTCCGTAGTTATTCGACCGAGTAATACCTCGGTACGATAACATTGCATGGGAAATGGTCAAGTTGATATTGCTGATTTGCTGCTGTCTGCCGGAAATATCGTCCAGGGCAGCAAGTTGTCGCCACTCGACGCTATCGAGAAATTGGACTCACCGCCAGTAAATACCAGTCGGGATGAGCTGGAAGCGTTCGAGCTTCAGGCTGAATCCGCTCCGATGGATTTCTTCCGTGATCTGGAGTGGGCGTACAACAATCTGGGGAATAAGCGGCCACGGAATCCGCCGAGTGGTTCCGCTCTGCACATGCTGGAGTGGGGTTCGTCTGCCCGTTCTGATTTCATGAAGCTGATTACCGGCTACATGATGAAGAAGGAAAAAGAGAAAGAGGCAGAGGAAACGCTGAGGGACGACAAGAAGAAGCAGATGAAAATTATTGATTCTCTGAGGGAAGAGGTTCAGGGGGTTTCTGCCGACATGCTGGCTCAGGTCAGCGATGCCGATCTGCTGGCAATGGTCAAGGCAAGGGGTCTGACTCTTGAACATTGAGCAGGCCATTGAACTCAACGCTCAGGCCGACTTGCCCGTTGGTGAGACTGACTGGTTCTACCGCAATCTGGTCCCGAAAGACCTGATCGGAAACATGCGGTTCCGGGAATTCATCCTGAACTGGTCAATGGAGCATCCGGAACACCGGCAGGAATTATGGTCAATCTGCTCCCGTGACATTCTGTTCTACGTCAACACGTTCGGGTACACGATCAATCCTAAAGAGTACCCGAAGCGTCCGCTGCGTCCGTTCATTACCTATGGGTATCAGGACAAAGCGTTGCCGGAACTGAGTGCGGCCATCGGTAATTACGACATTGCGGTTCCGAAGACTCGGGATATGGGTGCATCGTGGCTGGGTCTGATTGCGATGGAACACCGCTGGCACTTCACCGGCCTGCAACTGTTCCTGCTGACGTCGGAGAAAGAGGAACTGGTCGACGGCCCGTCCGAAAAGGCTTTGTTCAACAAGCTGGATTTCTGGTGGAAGCACTTGCCGGGCTGGCTGGTGCCGACGATGCACAAGCAGAAGAAACACCGGAAGAATCTGGACAATGGTTCTGCTTTCGATGGTGAGGCGACCGTCGAGAACATGGCAACCGGGGACCGGCGAACGGCGATCTTCATGGATGAGACGTCGAAGATGGCTAATGCCGACAAGATTTTCACCAGTACACGCGACGTTACGAAGTGCCGAATCTTCAACAGTACGCCGAACGGGCGTTTCGGTATTGGTGAGCCGTTCTACAAGCGAATCCGGGATGCGAAGACTCGCCGGATTTTCATGCACTGGTCGCAGCATCCGGAGAAATCCAGAGGGCTGTACCGGCTGGATCGCAACGGGCGAAAGAAGACGCTCGATCCGAATACCTACAATTGGGAAGACGACTACGACTTCGAGACGCTCCAGTTTGTCGGGGAAAAGAAGCCTCGCAGCACATGGTACGACGAGCAGTGCGACCGTGCTCAGTCGAAGACCGAGATTGCTCAGGAACTGGATATCGACTTCCTCGGGAGTTCTGAACGGTTCGCAGATGACGAGGTCATGTTGAGGGTACGCGACACGTACTGCGAGGAACCTCAGACACGTGGGCGTCTTTCCGTGGACAGCGAAGACCTGTCAGCCAGGTGGGTGAATCAGGATAACGGGCCGTTTCGCATCTGGTCTGAGCTGCAAGGTAGCAGGCCACCATTAGGCGTCTATTCGGTTGGGGTCGATATATCAGCAGGCACTGGTGGTTCCTACTCCTCGGAATCCGCCATTGTCATTTGGAACAGTCTGACCAAAGAACAAGTTGCTTCATTTGCCACAAACACCGAACGGCCAGAACCGTTTGCCTGTTTCGTGGTGGCGGTTTGTAAGTGGTTTCACAACGCATTCATGGTTCCGGAGATCAATGGTCCACTCGGCACGACGTTCATGAACAAGGTCCGGGAGTTGTCGTACTGGAACCTGTATGTGCGGGAAGTGAAGGACGTGTTCCATACCGAGAAGACCAAGAAGATTGGTTACTACAGCACGGACGCGGGGGCAGACATTCTGGGTCGATTACAGGAATCAATGGCCCGCAATCAATGCAAGGTGCGTGACAAGCGGATTGTGGATCAGTTTCTGGAATACGAATGGAAAGCGGGACGGCTGGTTCATGCTGGTTCGCAATCCAGTGAGGGTGAATCAGACAAGGGGAAAACGCATGGTGACATTGCCATCGCGGCGGCATGTGGCTGGTTAGGTGTGACATCGAAGCCGGTATTTGTGGCACCTCCCGTTGATCCAAAGCCGGAATTCGGGACGGTCGGCTACAGGCAGAAGATGCAGGCAGAACAGAACGCACGAAACACCTTCGTCAGTGACTTTGACTGGTAACACCAATGATTGATCTGGGTAAAGCATCTGACCGCAACAGCCTGTGGACGTCGATGAAGGCGTCCCATCTGGCGTTGAAGCCATTCCGCGAGAAGAGGCGGGTGGCGATTGAGAACTATGTCGGTTCAGAGTGGGGTGCAGTTACTGATGATCGTCGTGAGGTGCTGGTCAACATTCTGGCTCTGACAGCCCGAACGTACATGATGAGTCTGGCGGCGAATCGTCCGCAGGTGATGGTGACGGCAGATGATTTCGAGTTGAAGCCGTTTGCCCGCAAGTTCGAGGTGGGCGTCAATAACCTGCTCAAAGAAATCAAGTTTGAGCGAACGCTCCGGAAGATTGTGCTGGATGCGTTCTTCTCGATCGGCATTGCGAAAGTCTATTGGGCCGACTCGGAGAAGGTGGAAGTTCCGAATCCAGCAATGCCGATGGAGCCGGGTTTCGGTGCATCGCCGCAGGACTGGTCCGACTACGCCATGATTCAGGAGTTGATGTCCGGGACGATCTGGGTTGATCCGGGTAAGCCGATGGTCGAGCGGATCAGTCTGGATGACTACCTGTATGACACGTCGGCCACGGCGTTTTCCCGGTCGAGGTTTCACAGCCATGAGTACCGGGTTCCGTTGTCAGCGGCTAAGGCCGACCCGCGTTTCGATAAGAAGCTGGTGGATAAGCTGACGTCGAACAGTAAATGGTCGGGCAATTCGTTCGGCACACATGAAGACCGCACCAATGACATGATCAGCAGGAGTCAGGACCACGACGAAGTGGAACCGATGATCACGCTGATGGATTTGTATTTGCCCTTCGAACAAAAATGGGCGGTGATAGCGTCTGATGATCAGCTACCCCCATTGTTTGTAGATGACTGGAACGGGCCGGAAAGTGGTCCGTTCCATCATCTTTGCTTCGATGAGGTGCCGGACAATGCAATGCCGATGGCACCTGCACAGAATCTGAGATTGCTGCATCAGTTGATGAATGCGGTGATGCGGAAACAGGCCCGGCAGGCTCGACGTCAGAAAGACGTGACCACGTATCAGGGTTCTGAGAAAGATGCCCGAACAGCAGCCAATGCAGCGGATGGGGATACCGTCCGCATTGATGATCCAAGCAGCATCAACGTCCTGAAGTACGGTGGCGTGGATCAGATGAATCTGGCGTTCTACCAGGTGGTGGACGGCATCTTCTCCCGTCAGGCAGGGAATCTGGACGCGATGGCCGGACTTGGTCCGCAGTCCAAGACGGCTTCTCAGGATGCGATGGTCAATGAGGCTGTGTCCCGGTCGGAAGCACGGATGCAGTACGCGGTGATTGAGTTTGTCGGTGACATTGCTCAAAGCCTCGGCCAGATGATGTGGGCTGATGAGATGCTGGAAATTAAGGGTTCGTACACCGAGCCGGGACTGTCGTTCCCGATTTCGGCTGACTGGACACCGGAGATGCGTGAAGGCGACATCATCCAGTACCAGTTCAGCGTCGAACCGTTCTCGATGGCCTATCAGTCTCCAGCTCAGAGATTGCAGAAGATCGGCACTGCAATCCAGATGCTGGCCCCTGCGATTCAGTCGGGTTCAGTGGTTCTGAATGGCGAAGCACTGGCGGCAACCGCTTCCGAGTTGCTCAACGAGCCACGGATCAAAGAGATCATCCAGTCCGCACCGCCACCAGACCCGATGGCACAACAGGGCGGCGGCGGCGGCGGTGGTGTGCCGAACAATGGTCCTCGGAAATACATCCGGGAGAACATCAGTACGGGCGGTTCACCGGACTCTCAGCGGGTGCAGTTAGCACAGCAGTTCGCATCGGGGGCACAGCAGGGACAGGGCACACAGGTTGGCTGATACCGGACGTGAACAATTCAATCTAGGTGCTCGACTTGCTCGAACGCCTTACCGGGAATTCACACTTCCTAATCAGCCTGCTGATGGAACGGTGGCCGATTGGGATGCGTGGATGGTGGCGTGCTGCGGTCTGCTGGATGGTCAGTACACGGTTGAGAATGTTGGTGGAACAACGCGGCGGGTGCATGTGCTTTCAGCGACGTCTGATTTGCTGCTGCTGGCTGAGTACGACGTGACCACGTTGAAGTATTCGAGTGATCCGGATGCGTGGTTCAGGAACAACATAGGAACGGAACCGGCGATACCTCAATGAAATACGTGATCAATGGAGTGGAAACAACGCAGGAAGCGTTTCAGGAACGTCATCGAAACAGCGGTCGACTCGATGGGATTCTGAAATCACGGCAGGCACCGGGTGGGCACGAACCATATTGGGGCACTGGTCATGAATCCATTTCAGCCGGTGTACCGAGTTCTCAGGCTCAGGAGCGGCATGACTTCCTGAAGAGTCGTGGCATGACGGGTTATGAGATTCTGGCTGACGGGACGTTGAAAACCGGCAGTCCGCAGAATCACAGGAAATGTCTGGACGTATTGGGGTTGGCGGATGCCGGTTCAGCGGGATCGGATGCCAGAGCGTTGAAGAAAACCAAGAAACGGGGAATGAGTAATGCTGATTAAATACCGATTGATGGCAGAGCAGGAAGAGGGCGGCGAGGGCGGTGGCGGTCATGAAGATCGGACTGCCGAGTTCAATGCTATCATCGACCAGCGAGAGCGAGAGCGTGAACAGGAGAACGAATCTGTCACGGTGACGGACGCGGTCGAGAGCAGTGATGTCAAAACCGAGACGTCGAAAACGGACGACAATGTTTCTGTGACAGGTGCGAAGGGAGCGAAATACAGCAGCATCACGTACACGGAAGACGAGAACTTCCTGACAGATGAACTTCGCAACCTCGGCGGAACGTATGGATTCAGTGATGAGATGATGCTGAATCAGGGTTCGGAAGCGGCATTACGCAATGCGATGTTGCTGGTGGACCAGTACGAGAAGCGTCAACTGGACCTGCACCGTGGACAGCAGCGTCAGCAGCAAGACCCGTCCGAAGAGAGAAATCCCGAAGAAGTTCCACCAGTTCAGCAGCCCAACGAAACGAAAGCCGACTTCGCGGCACGAATGGCGATCCTTCAGGAAGAGGGGTACGACGAGCCAATCACCGATATGTTCAACGAGCAGCATCAGGAGAACCAGTACCTGAAGCAGAAGATTGAACAGATGGAATCTCAGATGTGGCAGTTCCAGCAGCACGCGGATCATGTGCAGCAGGGTGCCAGAACGAATTACCAGAATCAGGTATTGAATCTGGTAGACAATCTGAATCGCGAAGACCTGTTCGGGAACAAGCACACGGCGACCGACGAGCAGCATGAGAATATCCGTCAGGTCGAGATGGAAGTTCAGGACTTGATGCAGCGTCAGGGGCAGCGTCTGGATAGTTCCACGATTACGCGGGCATTCAATCGCGTCTTTGCTGACAGGCTGATTCACGAAAGCCGTTCGAACAAATCGAAAGCGTTGCAGAATCAGTCTCGTCGACGCATGGGTTCGGGCAATCCATCGCAGCCACGGCACGATATGGAATGGGACGGACCATTGGGTGAGCATCCGGGTTTGCAGGCAATGGGCAACCGCTTCCTTGAGGAAAACAAAGGACTTTGAGCCACTGACCGATACATGCTTAATGAGGAATCAAATCAGTTCCACAAGCTGGTTTGTTGATTCAGCGTGCCTACTCCGTTGAATCAGTGACGTGCCTACTCCGTCGCAAGTGTGATTTGTGGTCGTAATTTCAACACACAATTCCCGCAGGAATTCCGTTCCTGCCTATGAGAGAGTAGGACTATGTCTCTTTACCCAGAGCAACTTGACGATCTGGTAACGGCCACGTTCGACCGTGCCAAGAAAAAAGAATGGGTTGACCTGTCTCTGAACAATCAGGACTACGTCTTCGCCCAGAGGTTCATGAACGGCAAGAATAAAACGCCTGTTAAGGGCGGGCCGTTGCAGACGTGGAAACTCCAGACCGGGAAAACTGGCAATGCCCGTTGGACCGGGATGTTCTCTGAAGACCAGACAGCAGTGAAAAACCTGCTGACGAGTGCTTCACAGAAGTGGGCCATGATGACCACTTCATTCTCCTACGACGTGAACGAAGAAGCGTTTCAGGGTGATGACATCACCATGATCCTGAACGAAATCGAAGTCCGTGAGCACGATATGTACAACGGGTACGTCGAGCTGATGGAAGAAGCGTTGTGGACGGCACCATCGTCCAGCACGCAAGACCCTCGGCCTATGAGCGGTATTCCGTTCTGGCTTCAGAAGAATGCGACGGACGGTTTCAACGGTGGAAACCCAAGCGGATTCTCTGACGGTGCGGGTAGTGTCAACACCAGCACGCACGCCAACTGGAAGAACTACACGTTCGGCTACACGGCAGTCACTCGTGAAAACCTGATTGCCAAGTGGAAGAAGGCTGTGGAGTTCACGAAGTTCAAAGCTCCGCACAGTTACAAGGAGCTGGGTGGTGGAACGCCAAACTGGATGTTCTACACCACGTACCGCTTGCAGGAACCGCTGATGCAGTTTCTGGACGCTCGCAACGACAAGATCACTGATCTTGCCGGTACGTCGAAGTGCATGTTCAACAGCATTCCTGTTGAAACTGCGTTCGAGTTGGAGAACGCCACTCAGGCGGGCTACGACAGCTCTGATCCGATTTACGGGATCAACTGGAAGAGCTTCGAATACTTCTGCCAGAAGGGCAAGGAGCTGGTTCGACAGAAACCTCAGCAGGCACCACTGCAACACAATGTTCGCAACGTGTTCATGGACAGCACTGGCAACCTTCAGTGTTTCAATCGTCGATCGAACTTCGTCGGTTACTCCCTGTAGTTTCTGCTGCTGATGGCGACTTCACGTAAACATTCCCTCAATTAACGAGGCACAGGATTATGAGCACGCTTGTAAATGGAATCACGAATTACGTCGGTGAGGAGAGTGGCCTCGGTCAGTCTTACGATCTGTGGCGTGATTGCAAAATCGAAACGCTGGAAAATGACTACAACCGTGGTTATGCGTTTCGGGATCAGTTCTTGACGCTTCCCACCGGGAAGTACACCGCGACTCAGGCGACGGCAGGGACGTTTGCCCTGGCTGATCTTGAGGGTGGCGTTGCCCTGGCAGACGCAGGCAGTTCGACCCAAGGACAGGGTATCAATGTCCAGTTGAACTCGACGGTTGGAGCGGCGTTCTTCACGCAGGCAGCGGGCAAACTATGGTTCGAAGCCCGCGTCAAGGTGGCTGACATTGCCACTGGCCCAGAGTTCTTCTGTGGACTCAGTGCGATTGACGCGACTGTTCTGGCGTCACAAGCCAACACCAGTCCGAATCACATCGGATTCGAGTCAGTCACGAACAATGGCGTTCTGCTGTTCCATGCGGAAGTTGCAGGTACTCGAACGAGTTCCACGGCAACGATCCATACGCTGGTCGACGACGAGTACGTTCGACTTGGCTTCAAGGTGGTCGATCGTGTCCGAATTGAAGTCTGGGTCAACGGATCGAAGGTTGACACTCTGACTGCTGGATGCCCACTGGTGGGACTGGTTCCAACGCTGGTTTGCCAGACTGGCGGTGACAACGATCCGATTGCCAGCCTGGACTGGTGGGATGTGGCTGTCGAGCGAACGGCATCCTGATTGACGCACCCCGTTTGATGGGCTGGCGTGCTGGCAGGGATGTCACACGCCAGTCTGTCTTATGTGTTCCTTTTCTCGAATGAGAGGTTGTTGTGACACCAGAAGAGCGAGCCGAGTACCGGGCAAAGGTACAGAACAGTTTCTATGTCAACAGTGTGTCTGTTGACGAGCCAGTGGTCGTGACTGCTGCCGTCGTGGCAGAAGAGGTCGAGGTGACTGTCACTGAGCCAGTGGATGATCTTGAGTAATTGAAACGGGGAACGGGGAATGCACGCTTTCGATACGGAACGATTGCAGCGGCTATGCGGCAGTCACGAATTGCCAGAGCGTTTGCTCCAGCTTTACGCGGTGGCCGAGAAGATTTGGCATCGGATTGGTTCTGGACCATTGGGCGATGAGATGCTGATGAATCTGGTGATTCAGGCACAAGCCTACATGATCGAGAAACCGGAACCGTCCATCTGGGATTCAGTGGCACCTTACACGGACGTCATTGTTTCCCATCGTGACGAGACTCCTTACGAAGCGGAATTCATTGGCCGGAAGTTCGACGGCAATGGTCGTCCGATTGGTCAGGTGGATGTCCGTCTGTTTGGTGACGACTCAACGATTCGAGCCGAACCGGAAGAGTTTGTCCGGGTGGCCGACAGCAGCATCAAGACAGATTGGCCTCAGCATCTTCAGGGTCTGAAGCGTGGTGATCTGGTGGGCTGGACTCCACCGGACGGCGAGCTTCAGGAAGTTCGTTTCCGTGATGTTCTGCCGACAGGTCAGGTCCATCTGAAGACCGGCAAGACGAACGCCAGAAACTCTTACGTCCCACCGGATGAAGTGTCCGTCCTCGTTCTGGAAGAGTCGGTCTAAGCATGACTGAGAGTACCCTATCGCTGACTCGGAACAACCTTCGTGAAGAGGTTGGGCTGAAGCTGGGGTATGGATTGAATACGTCCGGCTGGACCCCCGAGCAGATATCCCGCATGGATATCTGTATTCGAAACGGGCTGGGACGTTTCTACTTCCCACTGACTGGTGAGACGAAAGAGCGTTACGAGTGGTCGTTTCTGCGTATCTCCGCGTCGTTATCGCTCTCTTTTGGAGCAGGTGATACTTACGTTCTGCCGGATGACTGTGACGGCACGGTAGATGAGTTCATCATTACGCAAGTCGGTGGATTGCCGGGTGGTGCTCCGAATCGAATCCCTGTTATTCCGATTAACGAGTTACGGCAACTGGAAGCGAAAGAGGCAGGATTAAAAGACGTTCCAAAGGTTGTTGCGATCCAGACGATCGCTCCGTTGTTGCCAACTACGACTGTGTCTCAACGGCGAGAAGCGATTTTTTATCCGGCTCCGAATACCGACTACACGGCCACGTATGAGTATCCGGTCGAAGTCGACAGCATCGGTTCGACGAATACGTTTCTGCCAGGTGGTGCAGCACACAGCCAGGCGATCGTAGCGTCGTGTCTGGCTGTGGCCGAGCAGTACCTGACTCCCGGTGAGACAGTACACCAGCAGGAGTTTCAGCAGCGTCTCCAGGCGTCGATTGAGCACGACAAGCGGAAGTACAAGACCAGCAAGCACAAGACGTGGGTGTTGACTGAGCCGGTACTTGGCTCGTTCAACTGGTTGAAGCGTGAAGTGTCGGGGTATCTCTACGGTGAGTGGAATACGTTCCTGTTGACGTTCACGGAGAATGCTCAGGTTGAAAGTCTGGTCCAGCGAGGTTTGCACCAGTTCTATTCGCCACCGGGCCAGCGTCAGGGGTGGAGCTTCCTGAATCTGATCGGGACGCTGACGATGGTGGTCGAACAGGCGGCTTACGACTTGCCGAGTGGTTTCTCGGAACTTGTTGGCAAGATGACGCTGACCAAGACGGGTTCGTACAAGCCGATTCCATTGGTGCTGGAGTCGGACATTCGTGCGATTCAGACAGCCGCAGCCACTTCAGGGATTCCCGAATACGTGGTCGTTCGGTCCAAGACGACTGATGGAAGTGCTGCCCATCTTCGGGAAGCGGTGTTCTATCCGACACCAGACTTAGCGGCTGCGACTTTGACTCCGAATACGATTACCTACCGATATAAAATCAGCCCGGCATCGTTGTCTGCGTCAGTCGAATACCCATACGGGCACGACGTTCATGCAGAGACGATGCGGCAAGCGTGCATCCTGCTAGCCTCCGAACTGAAAGAGGGGGCGGATCAGGGAATGGAATCTCAGAAGTATCAGCAGTTATTGAACGCCAGCATGATGGCTGACATCAATGTGGAACTGCCAATTAACCAGACAGCAGCCCTTCCACCGCAACCGTAGAGGAATTGACAGATGGCAGTTAAAGGCACATTCCCACAAGCTACGATTACTTACGGCACCTACCAGTGGCTTCAGTTGAAGCTGGGTATTTTTCTGGCGAAAGAGCTGGGAACGACTGCGAACTTCGAGACGAATGATTCGTACCAGAATGGTGTGATTGATCACATTATTCAGTCAGGTGTTCACGACTTTTATACACCAACATTGGCTCCGGGCCAGAAGCGTCCGTATCCGTGGAGCTTCCTGAAGGTTGCTGGTTCCATTACGCAGCAACTCACCGTATCGGAATACACACTGCCAGCGGACTTTGCAGGCTGGGTGGGGGATTTCACAAATGCGGTGGCAGGAGGAAATCGCCGGATCAAGGTGATTTACGAGGGTGATGTGAGAGCATCGCAGGCGATGGAGGATACGGCGGCTGATCCTCAGTATGTCTGTGTGCGTGCGATTACGCATGGAACGCAGACCGCACGGCAGACGTTTGAGCTGTCACTGTTTCCAACACCGGATGCCGCCATTGTCATCGATTACCGATACACGGCGTTGCCTGCCGTCCTGACGGCCACGAACAAGTATCCGGCTGGTGTTCAGGGCCATGCTGAGACAATTGCGGCAGCGTGTCTGGCAAAGGCCGAGAGCGAAATCATGAATACGGTCGGGCCAATGAATCAGCTTTACATGCAACGATTGCAGGCCAGTGTGATGCTGGACAGCGGGTTTGCTGCTGAGAGTCAGGACGATGATCTGTTCGACGTGACACCACGGGGATAACTGATGAAATTGCTGGACGCTGTCAACGAGTATGAATTGCTTCAGAATGAACTGAAGGAGCTTGAGGAACGCCGCAAGGCTATCACGGCTCAGTCCACCAAACTTGGTTCAGCGGTTTATGCAGCCGTTCGGCACCTGGTACATGATGGTGTCAGCCGAGTGGAGTTTCAGGCAGGCGATAATCAGTTCGCCGTTGAGGGTGCCGGGATACTGACTCGAATCAATCAGGTCAGCAAAGTGGATCAGGACATCGTGATTGAGGTGAAGAAGTAGAATGCGTCGAGCATCGTACCCATCAGCAAGGCCGAGTTACGGCACATACGAATGGTTCCAGCGGGAACTAGGCGTAGCTGTGGGTATTGGTGCGAACTACCACAATTGGGATCATCCGGACGTCGAGAAAGTCGACAGTGTGATTCAGCGTGGAATTCACCGCTTCTATCAACCTGCGGGAACAGGCCAGCGATTCCAACGGGGATATCAATGGTCGTTCCTGTATCCATTGACGACGTTGACGACATCAGCGGCCTACAGCACTGGCACGATTACCGTTGTGGCGGGCGTGGCGACGATTGCTGGTGGAACATGGCCGTCATGGGCAGCAGACGGCGACCTGTTGATCAGTGGCGTGAAATACGCGGCAGCGTCAGTGAATGGGACGTTTGACGAACTGACACTGGAAGACACGACGGTAACGGCAGCGGCGTTGACGACGTTCAGCTTGACTCGCCCTCGGTATTCGATGCCAGCCACATTCGACGGATTCGATGGTCCGTTGACGTACCAGCCTGGTACTGGTCTGAGTGGTCCGATTCGAGTGACTACGGAGCATGAAATCCGCAGGCTGGATCAGGAGTTCATCAGTTCTGGTCGGTGTCGTCTGGCGGCTTTGTATCCCGTGACGCCAGATGCAACTACTGGTTCACGCTGGCAGTTGAAGCTGTTTCCCGCTCCTGATGCGGTGTACCTGTTGGAATATCGCTACCGGATTGAACCGACTGATTTACTGCCGGGTGAGTATCCGCTTGGCGGAAGAGGTAATGCGGAAACGATTCTGATGAGCTGCATGGCAATTCTGAATCCGCAGTTGGAGCAGACGTTTCTGGCGAGGATGGCATCGGCCATTGATCAGGACCAGTCGAGTCATTCAGCGACGTTCATCGGTCAGAACCTTGATCGTTCCGATGAGATTCGTTCCGACAGTGGTTATCGAAACAATTCCCTGACGCCCTACGAAGGCTCTTATTACAGCTAGGACACAAGCATGGGCAGTCAACAGCCAAACTTGGATGCGTTACGGAAGGTATTCACCGCAACAGGAACGGCGGGGAACGCTTGCGTGTTGACCATACCGGCGGTTGCGGGTGACTTGCACGTTCTGGAACACGTCGAGTTCTCATACGACGATGATCCAGCAGTCGGAGCAACGATCACGGCCACGACGGACGCAGAAACATTGCTGGACCAATTCGTTAAAACGGGAGGACCGGGCCAGTTCAGGTTTAACTCAGGTGGACGGCATGGCTCCGAGAGTACGCGAGGTTCAACGATCGTAATAACGCTCGCAGCGTCTGCCGGTCGAACCGGGAAAATCAATGCGGGGATTCGATAATGGGTTATGGCGGCAGCATGGGTGGAACGAGCGGCATGGGTGGAATGATGATGAGTCTTCCATCGCATGATGCCGGTCTGGTCGAAGTTGTTGAAGAACAGGACTGCCTCGGCGGTGTGGCTGACATTCAGTTGATCAGTCCGTTTGCCGGGAAGACGTTCTGTTTCGACAAGTGGCAGAAGAGCATCAAGTCTCTGCCATTGGATCGCGTCCATGCAACCTTGTACGACAACAGCAATGATCCAGCGTTTCACAAGATGCTGCGGCGATTTGCGAGAGCGACGTTACCAGCATTCACGCTGATTCGAGACAGCAATACGGTTCAGACGATTGAGTCGACGGCAAACTATCGACAGATCGTCTCCCGGTGCAGTCAGGTGTACGATCACATTTACACGAACCTGCTGATTCCGTCGTGTTCCCTGATCCTGAATCTGGAAGACGACGTCTATGTACCAGCCGGTTCGTTCGATCGTCTTGAACGGGTGATCGCTGAGAATCCCGATGTGGCGACGGTCATTGGGAATTGCCGGGACCGTCGAGTAGCCGTGCTGGGGCAGAAGCCTCAATCAATCTCGGTGAACTTCCTGAAACGAACGTGCATTGGTGGGGTTCCCAAAGAAGACGTCAAAGTTGAGTGGGCACCAGAACGGGAATGGGGCATTGAGCACATTGGTGCTGGTCACATGGGATTCTGGTTGTCTCGGGCCGACGTCGTTCGTGAGTTGGGAATGAAGACTTCTCCGCGAGAGGACGTGATTGGACACGACATACAGTGGGGACTACGAGTGAACGAGTCCGGTCGTCGATTTGCGATTGACTGGTCCGTGAAGCTGGATCATTTCTATCAGAAGGCTGGTGAGGTCGTCGCGTGTTAGTTCTTGGAAAATGCAGGTTCATCTGTTGCCCGAAGACTGGCAGCAGGTTCTGCACAGCAGCACTGATTCGATCGACACCGAACGCGATCATTTACGATGGGACAGGTGAGAGGTATCACGTTTCTGTGGACAGAGGACCGGGAAGGGATCGTCCAGCATTCGGTTTCGTTCGACATCCGGTCACATGGTACGAGTCGTACTGGCGTCACCGAATGAGTCATGGCTGGACAACGAATCATGACATTGACAGAGATTGCCGATCGGACGACTTGAACCAGTTCGTTGAGAGTGTTCTGGATCAGCATTGTGGCTGGTTGGGGCGTTATTTTGAGCAATGGCTGGGGACTGACTATCAGTCACTGGCTTATGTTGGTCGGTTTGAAAGCCTACTGGACGATCTATGTAAGGCGTTGGAGTTTTTCAAGCAGCCATTCGACGAAGAGAAGTTGAGAGCAACGTCAGCGGTCAATGTCGGTGACAAAGACTTGCATCCGGCAGAGTTGGACGAGTCGCTACGACAGCGAATCATGGAATCTGAACACAGGCTGATGAGCCGGTTTTACGAGCAGTAACACAGAAAGAGCAAAACGATGGCACCTCACAACACAAACATTCGCGGAGCAGAAGCACGACTGTTGACGATTCCCGATCCAGGCAACGCGGGCAGTATCGGGACAGGTTCCCGGATTATCGCTCACGTCGGTATCGTAACAGTGGCAGCGGAAACACGGTCGCTGCTTGATCCGACCAGTCCCGGTCAGCAACTCACTATTTCCATGAAAACCGATGGCGGTGATGCCGTTATCACAGCCGATTCCGCGATCAACCAGACTGGCAACACAATCATGACGCTGGCTGATGCCGGTGACGTGATCCAGCTTGTGGCGATCGAAGAAGGAACGTCGCTGGAATGGCGAGTCATCGGAAACGATGGCGTTGCGTTGTCGTAACAATGGTTCTGTTGAAGGCGAGGACTCATGGCACTCGTCGTAGCAGACAGAGTCAGAGAACAGACCACGACCACCGGCACGGGCACCTACACCCTTGCCGGTGCTGTCTTGGGTCATCAGGCTTTTTCGGTCGTCGGTGACGGCAGTACAACGTACTACTGCTGCACCGATGGGACCGATTGGGAAATCGGCACTGGCACGTATACAGCCAGTGGCACGACGCTGGCACGCACGACCGTTCACGCTTCCACGAACGGCGGTAGTGCTGTTGACTGGTCGGCTGGTACGCGGAACATCTACGGAGTTCTGCCCGCGACAGTCCTTGACTCCCTGATCAATGCCACTGGTGCTGGTGCTGGCGACGTTGTTGGTCCAGGCAGTGCCACGGATAACGCAGTTGCCCGTTTCGACTCGACCACTGGTAAGCTGTTGCAGAACAGTGCTGTTCTGATCGATGACTCGTCCAACGTCGAGGTGCCTGGTCAGATCGTGGTGGGGCCTGGCAGTACGATCGGTGCGACTTACGACAGCGTCAGTGGCGGTCAAACGAACGAGGCGAGTGGCGGCTACAGTACGGTGAGCGGTGGTCAGAACAACTCTGCTCTGGCAACGCACTCGGTGGTGTGCGGCGGGTCTACGAATTCGAACTCAGCGGCGTATGCGTTCCTTGGCGGAGGTCAGAACTGCTCCATCGCTGCCGGTGCAGAACACGGCGTGGTGGCGGGTGGAAACAACAACGACATCACATCCACAGGACACGACAACACCATCAGCGGAGGCATCAACAACTCCATCACAGGCACTGCGTATGGCGTGACCGTTGGAGGAGGCGGGGTTAATACAGTTAGTGGGTTCTACTCCACGATTTCTGGAGGAACGACTAACTCAATCGCCACTAACTACGCAGTGTGTTCGGGCGGCTGGAGGAATACAGTCGGGACCGGCGAAGGTGGAGTGATTGGTGGCGGCAAGGACTGTTCCACAGGGACAGGCGGCTGGTCGACGATTGGTGGAGGGATCAATAACGACCTCACCGGCCAGTACGAGTTCATTGGAGGAGGTCTTTCGAACCAGATCACTGCTACGTCGTATGCGGCTATCTGCGGAGGCACTGCCAACACAGTGGCGACCGACTACTCCTTCGTAGGCGGCGGATTCACTAACACGATCACGGCAGGCACTTCAGCCGTGATCGTTGGAGGCAGCACGAACACCTCTTCAGGAGCGACTGCATTCATCGGTGGCGGATTCTCCAACGCCGTGTCCGGGTCGTACGGCGTGATTGTTGGAGGCGACAACGGGACCGTTTCCGGGTTGCATGGATTCATCGGTAACGGGCACGACCTGACGACAGGCACGGGTTCCTACAATGCCGTCGTATCGGGAAACGCCAACACGATTCCATTGAATGGTTCCTACAACTTCATCGGCAGCGGATACCAGAACACAATTTCTGCCGCCGCTCCACAGTACAACTCGATCGTGGGTGGTCAGGCACAGACCATCAGTACCACCGAGGACTGGAACTTCATTGGCGGTGGATACGGTAACACTATATCGGACACCGTTTCCCGATGCTCCATTCTAGGGGGCCAGACCAACACCATTTCCAGTAGCGGTGGCTACAAGTTTATCGTTGGGGGTCTCAGCAACGCCATTAGCACGCCCAGCAGCTACTCGTTCATTGTCGGAGGAGAGACCAACGCCATCACGTCCGGCGAGAACGTGGTGCTGGTCGGCGGCGAACGCTGTCAGGCCAACGGCAATCGGTCGGTGCTGGTCGGCGGATACGAGTGCCAGTCCACGGGCGGCGAGTCCTTTGTGGGGGGTGGGTATAAAAGCATTGCCTCAGCGTCGTCTGCCGTCGTCGTGGGTGGCAGGACAAACACCGCGTCGGGCATCGAATCGTTTGTGGGTGGAGGCGAACTGAATTCAGCCACCGGCAGCAACTGCACCACGGTGGGCGGATACACCAACACCAACGATGCCACAGAAGGATTCATAGGCGGGGGACGGCTCAACTCCATCGTTGTTGGAGGCGACCACTCGGTGATCTGCGGCGGGGAAAGCAACACCATCACAACGAATCCTTCCGACGACTGCTTCATCGGTGGCGGCACTACAAACACGATCACGGCGGGACTGTATGTCACGATCACGGGCGGTTTTGACAACGTCGCCACAGGGACCGGGGCGTTTGTAGGGG